CAGTACGCAAGCCGCAATCCATCCGATCATCTCTTCCCCCAGTGACTTACGAACCACAGCCACAGCCACAGGTAGAGGAGGAATATAGAAGTCGCCACCACTGCCGCCAGCTTGGCTTGCAGGTTTCTTTCCTCTTGACGGTGTAGCCATCTGTCTTGCCTCTTCTTCGCCTCCTCCTTGAGTCTAGCTTTTTCCTGTTCCTCTGAGATGACTTCGCGCATCTTGAAGACTTCGGAGTACAGTGCGCCCATCTCTGGCGGTGACTGATACACCATAGTCTCTCGGATTTGAATCACCAGCCTGTCCATCTCTTGTTGCGCCATCACACGCTTTAAGGCAGCTTCCATGAGGTTTTGATCAGGGTCATAGACAGTTTGGCTTTTCTCTTCTTCCTCCCTGATGTGCGCGGCCAGTTGTTCTTGTAGCTTGAAAAACTCGGTCAGGTTTCTGACAATGTCAATCTTGACTTGTGTCTCGTCAACTGCGACATAGGCTTGCTTCTTTTTCGCCAAAGGCTTTGCACTGGCGGCTGGCTGTGGTTTGCCGCCAAAGAATGCAAGCAGTTGATTCCAGAAGCCATATGCCTCTTTTCCAATTTCAATGACTTGGTCAGCCGTTGCCTTAATCTCAACAAAGGATTCCTTGGCTTGCTTGTACAGCTCGCATCCGGCTTGGATGTTCTTAACCAGCCCAGCGGCAAGCAGACAGATGCTGATCGGATCAATTTACAGCTCCTAGAGCTTTAAAACAAGCGTCATCAGCATACCAATGATGGCGGCACATGACCCTATCAATATCTGCTCAATGCGCTTGAGTCGAGCGTTGATGCTCTCGTATCGAAACTCGCACACCTGTTCGTGCGTGTCTAAGCGTGCTTCAACTGGTGTCATGCTGCTGGCTCAGTTGGCGCTGGCGTTGCTGCTTCAGCGTCTGCAAGTGCTTGTGCTTCAGCGGCCTGTGCCGCTACTGCCGCATCATGGATGGCTTGTTCTTCAGGTGTGTACTCAACGATTGCGGTTACGCCTGTCTCTACGTTAACTACGATTCTATGTGTCATTTTTTATCCTTCATACATGATGTTGATTGTTCCGGCATCGAAAGTGTCCGTGCCGTTGACGGTGGTGATGCGTACTCGGTCGAGTGTGCCTGATAAAGAAAGGCTTCCTGTTGCAGTTCCAGCGGTTGTTGCGCTATCAGTTCTGCAAACAGTGCCAGAGCATAACCAAGTGTTACCAGAAATAAGAGTAAGAACAATAACCCCAGTTAAAGGCGTTGCTGCTGAATAGTTTGCTGCAATAAACAACCCAAAACCAGTAGTTGGAAATGCGCTATATGCAGAAGTATTTTGAATATTTGTTACAGCAGAAAGATAACCGCTTGTTACAAATGAGCCTGACCCAATTTGAATTTGTGGCAAAGATGTGCCGTTTGTGCTTATACCACTAAACATGACCGTCACCCGCTTCACCCAACTTGGCAACGCAGTAAAGTCAATGCTTGTACCTGATGTGCTGGCAACAGCAGTGCCTCTGGTAATCCCTAGTACTGCACCATTGTTGATCGTGACGCTTGCTGAACCATCGATGACTGTTGCCATGATTAACCCTCGTACAAAATGTTGATTGAACCAGCATCGAATGTGTCAGTGCCGTTGACAGTCGTGATGCGGACTTGGGTTAGCGTGTCTGAGAGGGTTTTGCCGCCAGACCCTAAAAAAGTTCTCGCAGAAATAAAATCATTTAGGTTTGTAGCGGAAACCCATACATTACTTCCAAGCGTACAAATTGTAGTAATGCCATAGTAAGCAGCACCAGCATTGCCAAAAGTTCCAACTAATAAACCAGTGCTAACATTAGTTGTTGCTGCGGTAGCATTGACGATATATGTCATGCTTGATCCATATCCAGTAGTTTCAACCCCCCCAGAATCACCTAGTTGAATCTGTAAGTTACTTGTACCACTTGTACTAACCCCACTAAACATCACTGTGATTTTCTTACACCACGCAGGTATACCAGTGAAATCAATGCTTGCACCTGATGTGCTGGCAACAGCAGTGCCAGCAGATATTCTCTGCATCTGCGCCCGTGACGCATTGCTGTCAGTCCCAAAGAATTGACCGTTGTATTCAATGTTGCCTGTGGCTGGTGTACCAATCAGCGTGTCAGAAGTTAAAGCAAGTATTGACATGATCAACCCTCTAGTAAAAGATTTACGGTTCCGGCATCGAATGTGTCAGTGCCGTTGACGGTGGTGATGCGTACTCGGTCTAGAGTTCCACTCAATGTGACATCACCGCCGCCTACACAAGTTGTTGTTGTTAAATTCTTTAAAGTATGGCTAGAAATCCAAATATTACTGCCAAGCAGCGTAATTGTCATATGACCACTATTTATGTTTGCCGCAGCAACTGCGTACATAAAAAAACCAGTTGTACCATTTGATGTTCCAACACCAGCGCCTAAAGATGAAGATGTAGAAATATAGCCGCTAGTTGTTACAGAACCTGAGCCAATTTGCACAAGTATTGCGCTAGTTCCGCTTGTACTCACGCCTTGAAACATCACAGTAATCCGCTTAATCCAACTCGGCAAACTTGTGAAGTCAATCGCTGTACCTGATGTAGACGCAACCGCTGTACCCAATTTATTGACAGCATTTGTCGCAGTGGCGGCTTGAAGTGTCAGCGTATTTGTACCAGCAACAGCAGGCGCTGATACTGTGATAGCCCCGCTGGTGTCTCCTGAAATAATTACTGAGGACATTATTGAATCTCCTTATCAATCATAAAACCACCCACCTTGCACCACTTGGAATGGTGACGGTGATGCCGCTGTTAATAGTTATCGGGCCAACACTGTGTGCATTGTTGGAAGAGCTGAGTGTGTAGTTTGTGGTCACAGTGAGCGTGTTCTCGTAGAACACCGTATCAGCACCGCCACCAGTTGCACCACCACCCACTGAAGACCAAACACTGCCGTTGTAGCCTTCAAACTTGCCGAGTGTGGTGTTGTATCGGAGTTGACCGGCTGCTGGTGATCCTGGCCGCTGTGCCGTAGTGCCTGACGCAATCTTGATGGCATCGGTTGCCGAGACAGTGAATGTGCCAGAGACAGACGCTGTGCCTGCCACCGCCAATGTCTTGCCTGCGCCAATGTTCAAGCCAACTGATGTGCCAGTGCCTGCGGCAGCGAAAACGGCATCAACAGCATCCAAATCGGTGTTGATCTTTGTGCCCCAAGTGTCTGTTGACGCGCCAACTTCTGGCTTTGTCAGCAATAGATTTGTGGTGGTTGTATCTGCCATCTGTACCCCTTACGCGGCTTCTTGCCAAGTGATTGAATTGTCTGCTAAATCAGACCAGTTTTCTGAGGTGTCTGAAACTGGTGTCCAGCTTTCCGAGGAATCGGACACTGGTGTCCAAGATTCCTGATTGTCAGACTGTGCGGTCCAAGACTCAACACTGTCTGGCACAGCGCCCCAACCAAAGCCGATCAGCGTCCCCACAGAGCCTGATAGCTCAACACCGATTATCGCAACCTCAATGACTGCTGTCGCAGTGCCAAGTGCCTCAGTGCCTTCAACGCCAGTGATATCTTGGAATGAAATAACTTCTGGAGAAACCGTGTTAACTTCACCAGTGGCGGCATTGCCTGTTAACTCTGGCGCAACGACAGCGCCAACACTGTCAATGGCGGTGGTGAGGAAATTACCACTGATGGCAAATGACACGCTTGGCGTGACACTGCCCACCGCCATGCTTGCCGAATTGCCTGTAATCGCAAAGGAGAGTTGTGGCGCAACCGTACCAATATTGCCTGTGGCAATCGTCCCATCTTCTTGGATCGAGATATCGGTCAGCAGGTTGCCGACTGCGCCTGTGGCGGCATTGCCTGAGATGGCAATCGTTTTGGTAAAGACAACCGTACCAACAGCACCAGTTGCCTGATTGCCGCTGATGACGACATTGCCTATGCCATAGACACCTCTGCCGTAATAGCCTGTTCCATAAGCAGCCATGCCGCTGCTCCTCGGTTAAGCCAACCGGATCAGGCCGGTGCTTGCGTCATTGACAGGCATGGTCAGCGTGAATGTGCCAGCAGTCACGGTCTGACTGCCAAATGTATGAACGCTAACCGCCTTGTCGGACTGACTTGAGTTATAGATCAACACGCAATCAAAGGCTGTGGATAAGGTCACCGCTGAATAGGTGATGCTGGCGCTTGGCGTGACAAAGGCAGTCGTGCCACTGGTGCTCGGTGGAGTGCCAAATGTGACGGTGACACCACCTGCGGTATAGCCTGAACCCGAAACCTCTCCAGTGGTCGTATATGCGGTTGTAGAGGCATTGATGGTGGCACTGTCCAAGTACAAAGCCGCCTTGAAAGTGTCAGCGGCAGTTGATGCACGCACAACGCCTGTGCCGAAATTGTGAATGCCGGTCAGCAAATCACCTTTAAAGCTGGTACACATGGCCTGAGTGTTACTCATGGTCTATTCCTTATCCAATTGCTGCCGCAACGCCATCGGCTGCGACACTTTGTTTCAACACAACATGGACTGATCTGTGTACCAGTTCGTCATCCAAACGATATTCAACCCAACTGATGATCTCTTTGTCGTTCTCAATCGAACCCTCAGACTTGTGCAACAAGGACTCATCCATGTCGCCTTTGGTGGTGGTAATCATCATCCGAATGTCCTCGCCCTTGCCAAGATTGCGCCGCCAGAGGTTGAGCCACGATCATCAGCAATCTGCAACTGCTCTAAACCAGCGGCATACAACGATGACCACACAGTGATTCTCGCATCGTCTTGCAAGTATGGCGCAGCCTGTAAAAGTGCGCCGTACAAATAAACATCAGGCGCTTGTGTCAGCAGCCAGTTTGTAGCGACAGTCGATGACAACTTTATCAACTTTGCGTAATAGACCAGCTCTGCTGTGTATGCGCCATCAGGTATCGGCAAAAGTCTGAATTGGTTGCCCACCACGCTGAAATACAGTGGCTTGCCACTGGATAAGTAAGTGGTGTTCGACAATGAATCCATGGCATCAATCGTCTGAAATGTCAGATTGGTCACTGGATTGGTGTTGAGCTTGATGGCCTTGGCTTCCAAGAAATCATCAGGCACTGTGCCGTACTCAGCAGCCGCCGCAAAGGATGCAGTGGCACGCACAATCATTTGGCGGGTGCGTAGCTGTCTCTCAATTTGTGACTCGGCCAGACTGATGAAGTCAGGAATAACTGAAGTCAGATCAGACCGATTAAGCCAATCGGCCAGCGATGTCTTCAATTCTGTGTAGGTGGTCAATGCCATTTAGACTGCCTCTTTTTCGAGCTGTTCCTTCATCACCCAAGTGTGTTCATGTCGGAATTCAAATGTGCCAATGTGTCCGATCTCTTTCGAGACATCATGGTCAATATACACCTTGAAACCCAGTTCCTGCGCCTTCTTGCAGAAGAAGACATCCTCGCCCATGTAGCCGCGAGTCTCATACTGCCAAGGCATATCAAACCACGGCTCAGTCATTCCCTGAAACACTTCGCGCTTGATTAGCATCACGCCAGTGCCAACAGAGCCAACTTCCTCTAATCCGGTGGATTCAGGCATGGTGTAAACCTGTTGGCGCTTGCCGTTCTCATCGTAGTTCTGCGCTGTTGGACCTGTCGGCATTCTGCGTCTGGCGCAGTTTGTAGCCACGATGTCCACATCATGCGCCAGCAAACGCTGAATCATGTCTTGTGGGAAAGTCATGTCGGAGTCAATGAAAAGGATATGACTGCAACCTTCACGCATCGCGTCCAAACACAAATCAGCACGCTGGTTTTGAATCAGCGTGCCTTGCAGTATCTTGAGGCTCACAGCGTCAGTGGTGTTAAGCGTGTGATACGCGACAGCATTAACCATACAGTATGTGTACTGCGTATGTACCATGTCACGCGCTGGCGTGCAGACTGCGATGTATTTCATAGCTGACCTGGCCTCACTCTAAAGAACCTGTTATCGGGATCGTTTAACCATTTCTTCATGTAAACCGGATCATCAATCTTGCCCTCGGCCTTCAACTGAAAGTAAATGGATTCAGGAATGCTGGCCACATGATGCCATTCACCCTTCCAGTTTGCTTTGTTGTCGATGGTGGCAAAGTCGCGCTTGTTGGCCTCAATGACAGCAGTCAAATCCTGAGTTGTCTGAATCGTTGCCTCATCAGTGTCCTCGTTGTAGTGCCAAGTGCGCGTGATCCCTTTTTCGGGGTTTGCATCAAAAAATCGTTTTTCCATATAAGTAAGGGGAGGATTTCTCCTCCCCCTATTCCTCTCAGTCGATTAAGAAGTAGACAAGTCAGCGCACAGGCCGTGAGCGTTTTCAGCCAAGACTTTATGGCCGAATTCGATCAACAACATACGCTTCTCAGCGTCACCTGTCTTCGCCAACTCTAATTGTTGGTAAGGACGCAGGACGGTCATCTTTGCGTACTCAGGATCAATGACCCAACCATCACGCTCGCGCTGGAAGCGATTAGCGATAACGGCCACATTACCAAAGTCGCTGACATAGATGTCAACTGCACCGATCAACACGGCAGGCTTTTCGCCACCGTTGATGTTGAAGCGTGAAGATGCAATGCCAGAGAAACCGGACACGCGCTGCTTGTTGACAGGACCAACCATTAGGATTTTTGGTGTGCCGCCTTGTGTCCATACTTTCTGAATCACATTCTTGAGAATGGTTTCAGTGAAAGTACGCACATTACCGTCACTACGCGCATTGTTTGGCAATGTGGTGTAGCTTGGGTCAGCGCCGTTGGTTTGCTTGTCGGTGTTGGTCTTGACAAACGCGCCCAAAGAGGCAGTAGCGCGTGCTGTGGTGGTGTTACCAGCGGCAGCAACTGCACCATTCAAGAATGTGAATTCTTGGTCACGCTTCAACTCAGAACCGCGCTTGGCGATCTGATAAGCCAACTCAGAACGCCGTCCTGCTTTGTTGACCACTTCTTCAGTGTTTGACAAGACGATGGTTTTGCGTGCGATCTGAGCGTAGTTGGTCAAACGAACAGTTGCGACAACTGCATCGAATGTGCCGACATCGTCACCTTCCAACTGAGCATTTGCGGCTGCATCTGCCAATGTGTCGGTCTGCCACTCAAACAAAGTATTTGTAATGGTTTCGCGGCCAATGTTGGATTGGTACGGTGTTTCTTCGGGAGCGATGTTGGTGATGACATTGCTCAAGTCTTCACGGATACCCTTTGCAGAGTAGGTCGTGAATGTGTTTGCTACGATAGTCATGATGTTTCCTTATTTCAGAAGTTTGAAGATTGCATCAGCCGCGTCATCGACACGGCCAGTTTTTGCTAGACGCTGTTGTGCTCGCATCGCTTCTGTGTTGTTGGAGACTCGCCCTGCTGCGCCAGGCTTGGCAGGTCTTGGCCCGTTATTGGTCACCGGCTTGATCTGTCCACGCTTGGACATCATCTGGTCATACAGTGCCGCCTTACGCAGCAACACAACCGCCCTGTGATCCACAACATTCTTCAGTTCATCAGGTGAGAATCCGGCCTTCTGGCCAAACTGAACAAGCATCGCTTTCTCGGCTGCCGCCTTCTTTGGGTCTTTCCACTCAGGGATAGCCGCCGCCAAAGCCTCTTGTTCCTGTTGCAACAACATCTGCTGCTGTTGCATTTGCTCTTGCTGTGACAACTCAGAGAGTCGCTGCTTTTCCGATTGGATGGCCGCGTTCTTCTCTTGGTTTTCACGCATCAACTCGCGCTGCCTTACCCATTCGATGGGGTCTTCCTGATAAAGACGATCCCAATCAATGTTTGGCTGCGCTGCCTGCTGAACCTGTGCCTCTAGAGCACCCAACAAATGAGCGTACTGCTCGCGCTCGGCACGCACTGCCTGCAACTCTGCCTCGGTCTGTTTCCTGACCTCCGCAATTTGCTGCGTTTTGCGTGTGTAATCCTGAGTCCTTGAATATCCCTTTTGGAGTTCCTCCAGCGTCACCTCGACTTCTTTACCGTCAACCTTGACGGTGAAGACTTGTGGCTGTTCTTCCTCCTCAGAATTCTCATCTTCTTCGGATTGTTCGGTATCAGTTTCGTCACCATCCGCGTCTGCATCGGTCAGCAACTCCTCATCTACCGCCGCGCCCTCATTGGGCAACTGCGCCTCGCTGCTCTCCTCTTGTCCCTCATCGGGGAGCATCCCAGCAAGTGCATTGGCTGCTTCAGCCATATTCATCGGACCTTGTACAACACTCGCCGCTGGCGTTGGTGCTACTGTTTGCATTGGTCTATTTCCTTAATTAAACAAGATTTTTCTGTGCGCGTTCGATGGCACGCTGTGCCACCTTGCCGTTGTCAATCATTTTGGTGAGTTCGTTTTTGAAGTTCTCGATGGCACGCAACTGCGCCCAACAGATTTCACGCTTGGCAGCCTCTTCAGGCTTGCTGTTCTCAAACTCCCACAGCAAATCTCCGCGCATCTTCTCCAAGGCCGTTGCAAATACCTCGTCCTGCATAAATTGCTCGGACTTGCGGCCTTTTCTTACCTGTTCTTCGTTCATTGAGCCATTCCATTAAGGTTGATGGGTGGAGGCACATTCGCCGCTGTCTGCACCGCCTGTTGGACGATGGCAGACTCTTGCTGCATGGCTTCCCGATCCATAGCCTGCTGCGCTTGAATCTCAGCAGTGCTAATTTGTGTCTGGTACTTTAACTCAAGTTCGTATTTCTTGAGCATTAAGTCTTGCGCCATTTGATCTCTTCGATAATCGTCATCGCGGATCATCTGCTCACGCTTCAATTCCAGCTCGGCAGCCTTCTTCTGGATGTCTGCTTGGATCGACTGCGCCTGCACCTGCGCCAGCACTTCTTCTGGAGTCGGTTTCGGTGCGTCTTCTTGTGGCATCTGATAGTCGGCAGGCAGTGTCTGAAAGTAGCTTGATGCGTCCTTGAATCCAGACAACTCGATGATCTTCTGAATCGTGCGGATGTACATCGCTGGTGTCACCACAGGATTGCCCAAGCCAAACTGCTGCATGATTTGCTCTTGTTTGCCTGCAATCATGGTCAGTGCTTGGATGCGGTCATTGGTGTCACCGTTACCCAAACCAATGTTGATTGATACATCCATGGAGTTATTCCAGACGCGAGGGTCAATCTCCACCCACTCATTACGCAAACGCACCATGCGGGGCTTGTCTTGGTGGGTGGTCATCAGATACAGAATGCCCTTGAAGAGTTTCTTCATGCCCTCGGCCAAGAGTCGAGCTTGCAACTCCAAACGGCTTTGGCTGGCGCTGACGGTGGCCGCCACAGCAGCCTTGGTGGTTGATTGCAATGCGTCAGGATCAAGACCCATGGCGGCTTTGCTCATGCCGGTACGGTCTTCGCGCATCGCGTCCATGTAGTCCAGCATGGGGAATGCGGCCTGTCCGACAAAGGGTGAGCTGAATGGTTGCACCATGCCTGGCGCTCTCATCCGAATGATTGCGCCTGTCTCGTTGTTCAGCACATCGTCAATGTTGACCTGTCCTTCCACCACTGCTGTGCGCGGATGGATCGACTGCGCCAAAGAGTCCAAGGTATTTCGCAATATTTCGGACTTGATTTCCTGAATGTCGTGCGTCAGATCGAATACTGACATCGCCTCAAGTGGCGAGGTGTGTGGCTCTGGGTCACATGGGAAGTCAACAAATGGGATATAGCTGGCCGGAAGATTTCGCACCACGGTGTAGCCTGAACCCATGCAACAAATCTTGCGTAACTCGGCGATGCCGTCACCGTCATAGTCCACGCGCATATAGGACTCGACATACAGAACACGGCGTTGGCCAGGATTCAAACTGTCGCCCGAACCCATGGTGGTGGAGAGTGGCTGACGCGCCAAATACTCGTCATTGCTGTCCAAGTCGGTGCTGGAGATGTTCTCCTCGATCTCGTCCAACTCATAGCCCATCGCCAGCAAATCGTCCACGGTTGCCATCTGACGGTGGGCGATGATGCCTGCATCCTCAAATGAACGCGCTCTACGGTCAAGCACCAATTCTTCAGGTGGCACAGCCATGATGCGGATGCGCCCATCTTTGGTGGTGCGCTTGATCTGCACATCATGCAACATGGGTTGCTGCATAGGTCCAGGCTGACCCGTCATTGGATCAATGCTTTGAATGCCTGGTTGCATTGGGTCTGGATAGCTGACAACGATCTTGACCTCTGCACCCTCTTGCATCAGTACTTGTACGGTCTGGTCATCGAGTCCCGAGTACTCGTCAATCTTGACCTCATCCACCTCATCCCACCAGTATTTGGCGATACCGCACTTACGCACCAGAGAGTCTTTGAACAACGCATAGGTGGTCATGAAACCGTTGTTGTCGTTGCTGAATATGTAATTGGCATAGTCAGTCGCCTGCTGTGCGCCAGCCACATCTTCCGGTCCACGCGGTACATACTCCACGACATTCTCGCTGCTGAAAAACACTTTCATCAGGCTTGGCAGCATGGCCGAAACAGTGTCTCGCACCTCCATGGCCACGACTTGGCTTCGCCCATCTTCCTCATTGCCAAAGGGGTCGCCACGGTAATACTCAGTTCCCTTGGCGCGGATGGGGGAGATGTCGGCATCGATGTAGCTGACAGCATCCTCCAGCTCACCGGCCACGATGCCCTGCAACTCGGTATCGTCCATCGGATTGACTGCCGCCATGTCGGTGGTCATTTGCAAATCGTTGATCATTTCTTGTTCCTTGCAGAAATTGCTTTTGCCTTTGCTCTGGCATCAGCCTTACTTGACGCGCCCCACGCCTTCAAAGACAACAGCAAGCGCGTTGGCTCACCGTCCTTCATCTCTGGACCGGCCATATTGCCCATTCTCGCAAGGAATGATGCTCTGCGCGGGTTGTCACCTGATTTGACAGGCGCTTTCAGATTCATGCCCTCGGCTTTTGCGCTGGCGCGTCCCTTCGCATTTAGGCCGCCTTTGGGATTTTTACCTTCACTACGCTGCCACGCGGGTGTCTTCATAGGGCACTTTCTTCAAAATCACATACATAGAATCAACTGCTCGCGGCAGTCGCAGTATTTCATCTTGTGGCAATTCTAGGCTTGCACCGTAATTGCTGAGACTCATTTGCAAATGCGTCAACTCAAACCGACTACCCTTCCAGCCCAAGTACCACGCCCACTCGCAGTAGTACACCCACGACTTTTCGTTGAATGCACGCACATGAGTCGGGTCTTGCCACGCGCCATGACTCAAGTCATAGGGCACATGAATGTGCATCTCGCCGCCTTCACGCAACAAATCCCGACAGTTGGTCATGGCCGTTACCAGATCGGGTATGTGCTCCAACACATCATTGGCGATGATCCTGTCAAAGCAAAAAGGCTTAATAGTCACCAGCCCAACTGGTGACTGTATGACTTCACCTAGTGACAATTTGCAAATATCCAGCACCCAATCAGCGCCAACATCTGCGCGAATATCAGCATTCACGCAGTCAGGCTTGTAGTCCTTGCCTGAACCCAGATTAAGAGTTAAACCATTGCTTGGCATAGTCTGGCCTGTTCTTTAAAAGCCATGGAATGGCAGCCTTGGTCAGTGCGTCACCATTCATGCCCACAGTCTGGCTGCCAATGTGATGCACATAAGACCGACTCAGGTAATGGTGAAAGCCTGCTTTTCTCAAATCCTCGCAATGCACATCATCGGAATACCAATTCAGCGGAGGAAACTTGGCCGCGCTCCACGCATCAGCGCCAATCCATGCAAAGATAGGGGATGGGCATTCCAGCGGCACAATTGCGTCTTCATAGGGGTACTTGAAGTAGTGCAACTGCTGCCCAAAGGGATTGCTTCGCACATTTTGCACAGGTCTGGCCGCATCGCAACGCGCTGAAACCCAGCCCACAGGCTCGCCGGTTTCCTCTTTCAACTGCGCCACATCCTCCATCAGCAGACGGTAGCTCGTTGGGGTCAGCACAATGTCATCGTTGGCGCAGATCACTGACTCAAACCCATCGGCAAACGCCCTGTCCATGATGTCGTTGTAATCCTCACCGAAATTGTGCGGCGCACCAAAGACTTTAAGGTCAGCGTCAAAGCCGCCAATAATGGACTCTGGACCGCGCAAATACACAGGCACTTCGGGACAGTACTCTGCGATGCTTGTGAGCATCACCCGCAAACCTTTGCCAGTGACTGTGCTGATACATATGGGGGAGATCACTTCTTGGGCTTCTTCTTGGCGGTCTTGGCCGCCAGCTTGAAGTCAGCAGCAGATGGTGCTGCCTTTGATCCCACCTTGTTCATCTTCTCGCCAGAGCCAGCGGCGATGCGTTTTTGCTTGGCGTTGATGTTGGCGTACAAACCAGTCTTACTCTTCATCTTTAACCCCAATCTTGATCGTTAAAAGTGACTCAGGCTCTTCCTCTTCTTCCTCTTCTTCCTTGACGATCCAAGCCGAACAAGTACGGCTGGCCGCGCACTTGAAGTCGAATATCTCGCAGTAACCCAAGTCACCGGCATCAATCATGCCCCAAGGATCGCCCTCATCGCCAATGCCCTTGGCAATGCAATCGAGCATCGACTCTTCCTGATCAAAAGCCGCGCAGTTACCGCAACGGCTCATCTTCGCGTCTTGAGCGTCCACGCCCCACTCATCAGCCATCTCCATCCAATACTGCTTGTTGGGCAGCTTGGGATTCTCCGGACCGTAGTTCGCAGACGCAATTGCCTTGCCGCGATTCTTCAAGTTCAGCGTGATGTCTTGCGTGGCCATGGGACAGCTTTCGCCATCCTCATAGCCCTCGTCTTGGTCCATGGCCTGATCCATGGTGCGCTTCAAGGTAGCCATTAACGCATCCCCTTGGTCTTCATGTTCTTCGCTGTACGCGCACCGCGCATGGGCATCTTGGCTTCGGACATCGCAATGGCGATGGCCTGCTTGGGATTCTTGACGACTTTGCCGCCCTTGCCAGAGTGCAATGTGCCTTCCTTGAATTCGCCCATCACCTTGCCGACTTTCTTTTGTGCCTTGGTCATCTTCATGCGTTACTCCTTGAATAAATGAATTATGCAACCCTTGAGAGGTTTCTTTTCAACGGTTGACTCCACTTCGTACTCGCCTTTGACCCCATCATGCCAATCACAGCATCAGAAGCAAAGGTCAAGCAAAAAGCATCAGCCTTGTCAGGCGAGGCCAAACCACGCTTTCTGATCTCATCTTTACCCTCAATCTGAATCTTGCCGTTAGAGGTAAACGAATACCTGACTGTCGCCAACTCAGCAATCAGTAGCTCATCCTTTGGCAGCCGACAGTCCCGCGCCTCCAACCACGACTTGGCCTTGTACCAAAGCTCGGCCTTTAGGTTGCGGTATGTCGTACCCATGGCAGGGGACTCGCTCACATTTATACCGCGAGCCGGTAAATTCAACTCTCTCAAGCGGTCAACCACGCCAGCGCCAAGTCCAATGCTGTCAACCAGTATCTCTGTCGGACGGTCAGATGGCGGCAATATCTCGTACTCGGCCACCACCGCACCAGTCAGTTGCATCAAATCCAGATTCTTCCAAGTCTTAATAGGCTCAGTCACCGCGTTACCCCGCCGCTTGCACAGTGCGGAACGGTCCGAGCCAAAGCGTGCCACATCCAAGCCCCAGACCAGTGGCGCGTAGGGCGATGCTTCCACATCCCGATTCATCGCCAAGTCCAGCAACTCCATAGGAATGACGGTGTCTTCGTCAGACTTCGGAAACTCACCCAGCACGCGAATCCGGTAAGCATTGGACTCCTCACCGTAACGCGCCTTCATCTCCTCGATGTACGCCTCACTGACCCTTGGTGAGTCCGCGCAACTCACCTTCATCGTCACCCAGTCCCCCGCCAGACGGTTATGGGTGTCGTAGAAGAATCCGCTGGAACGCACAGGATTGCCGAGTAACAGCGTCACAGCGTTGTGACCGGACATTGAGCCAGAAGCCGCCTCAAACACCTTCTCAGGTATACCGGATGCCTCATCTCCCACCAGCATCACATGATCGCTGTGTACCCCCTGCAAGGCTTCGGGCTGCTCGGCTCTGGATGTTCTGGCCGAGATGAACGCCTCCTCGTTTGCGCCAATCACCTCAATACGGTCCTGCTTCACATCCAATTGCTCGGCCAGCATGGGCGGCAGCACCTTCACCCAACGCTTGACCTCGGCAAATAAGGCATCGTAGAGCTGGCTGGATGTCGGTGCTGTGACCACCACCTTGACCGGAAATCTTAGGAACAGATACCAAATCATCGCCCAGCTTGCTGCGGTGGACTTGCCAACGCCATGTCCTGATCTCACCGAGATACGGCGGTTGCCATTGGCAATGTGGTTCAAAAACTCCACCTGCCAGACATCCGGCTCAGTGTTCAGCACCTCTCTGACAAACAGCACAGGGTTGTGCTTGTACAGCTTGACGAATTCGACAAAAGGGTTATTGGCCACCAAATCATTCGAAATTTTTTTCGGGGCGGCCTTCTTTGCGGCGGTGGGGGTAGGGGTGGTGGTCATCGGGTTATGGGATTCGGTAGGTGTTTGGCTGCGTCATCAGCCGCCCCCGCCGCAAACGCGCAAGGGGGGGGGCATCGCGCCGCGGCAGGCGCAGGCCGCGCCCACTTTACAGCGAAAAGATATCCACAGGGGTATGCATCGCTAAGTTGTTGATTCATATACTTTCTTACAGAACGCTTACAGAATCCATTTAACACGATGTCCATTATGTTAAGTCAAATGTGGATAACTGGCTCTGATTTGCTCAATCAGTAGGCAGATTTGCGTTATCCACAGGCCAGTGTGTTCAATCATCGCGTTTTTCTGTGGATAAGTCTTCGATGACCTCGGTATGGCGCAGTGCCGCCATGCGTAAGTCTTGGATGTTGATGTTGACCTGTGCGGCTTTTTGTAAGCCGTAAGTCTTCTGATCCCACCGTTCAGCCAGCCACTGGCGCGTTCGGATGCGCTGGACATCGCGCTGCGCGTGATCGACATCCATGCCGTCCGCGATCTCCACCGTCTCACACGCCAAAAGGTCTGCTGCACGCGTGCGCGCACGCGCAATCATAGCACCGTGATCGTTTTCCTCAATCCAATCATCGAGCGCACGCTTGCTGATCCCGAGTTCGATGCAGATGTTGGCGATGCTTTTGCCGCTTTCCACCATGCTGAAGATCATCTCTTCAGGCATATCGTTGAGGAAAGCAATGTCCTGTCTTCGTTTTGGGTTACCAACCACGCTCAGACCCGCTTTAAAGCCGTTTTAATCCGCTGGACGATGTCCAGTACCTTTTCCTTGATCAAAGCCCCTAATCGCTTAATTTGTTCCATTTTTGAACCTCTCCGCTTGTTTGCTGTTGAATTTCTTTTCTGCTGGTGGACCGTCCAGCACCTCAAGGTCATCTGGGAAGTCATCGAAGCCTGATTCTCCACCGATTTTGTTGGCTTTGAAGCTGACCACCTTGGCGGTTGGATCAAAGGCTTTGACCTTGATGATTTCTTGCACCAGCGGATCGTTGAAGATCACCTCCAGCTCTTCCATGCTCCAAATGCAATGGTTGCTCAGTTCCTGCCTTTCGCGCTGCATTGCCAGCGTCTCATTGACCGTCCTGACAATCACCATGACCTGACCTGTCTGCATCTCCCACTCGATTCTCGGAATCTGATCGTTGGCTGGCGTGATGCCTTGATCTGCTGCCCACTGATCCAACACGCCATAAGCCCTGATCATTCCCGCCAAACTGGAATCGAATTTCGCATGATCCTTTGACGCAATCGCTTGGTGCAATCTGCCGTTCTGCGTCCAGAATTTCTCCCTCAACTCACTGTCTACTAAAGTAATCAGTCGATTTTCTCCCCATTTCCTATCGCTGGCCGCTTTCGCTGCCTCCAGTTCCACCAACTTGGATTGCACATAAACCGTCCACGCATCTGCTTGTGGACTTGGACTCACCACCACTGGATGCTGTCTGAGTGACTTCTTTGTTGCCATTACGCTTTCCTTCGTTTTGTTGCAAATAGGGAACACACAACAGGGAACAAACCTCCGAGTCCTAGACTCTCGGTTTGTTCCTGTTCCCTTGTGCGGAACATTTGTTCCCCTTTTGTTCCTTGTTTGTTCCCTGTTCCCTGTATATTCATACAGCCTCAGAACGATTCGCTTGATTCACTTTTGACGGTCAACCACGCAAATCCATCGCTGATCTGTCCATGTCCATGTCTGGACAAGTCCTTCCTAACCCGCTGCCAAGTGATCTTGAAGCTGTCCTTATCCTCATCTGTGCACCCCATCTTTGACCACAATTCCTCTCTCCAGTGCTTCAAATCCACCACCATGCGCTGTGAACCTTCGATTAACTTCAAGAAGCCATTCTTCTTAATCGCATTTTCCAAGCATTGGAGCGACAAGACCTGATTCTTGCCGTGTCCTGCGTTGCTGGACGCGCCTTTTGCGTCCCTTTTCAGCGCGTCAAACTGTCCGAGTTCGCATGGGTTGACGGCCAAACTGGTCTGCGGCTCACCGATCTGGAGTGATCCTTGTGGCGCTGGCAGCTCCACCGTGACCATCTCAAAGCCGATCCTGTCGTTGTCCGCACCGTCCTTTTGCTTGCTGATGGTGACGATTCCTTTCATGCTGTCTTCGAATCTGAGCAGCTCCAGCTCGGTGTCCACTGCCCCGAGTAGGCTGGAGTGGCCGCGCAGTCCTTTGGTGGCATCCTTTCCACTGTGGTGCAAGATCATCAGCCCACAGTCCTGCACGATCTGCTGAATGCGTCCACAGGCTGTGATAAACGCTCCCATGTCTTCGCTGGAGTTCTCGTTGCCACCGCCAAAGGCTCTGGCCAGCGTGTCTATGACGATCTGCTTGAATTCGATACCCGACTGCTGCACCAGTACCTCGATGGCCAGCACCAGCGCGTTGAAGTCTTCGATGCTGGAGCGTAAATTCAACTGATGGCGCACTACATAGATCGGTGCGCCACTCTCTGTTTGGTGGTGAATCTTGAGCGCCTTAATCCGCGCACCGATACCGCCAAAGCCCTCGCCTGCGATGTACAGCACCGCACCTGCCTCGTTGACCTCTCTGCCCATCCATGCTGTGCCGGTCGCAATGGCGTGTGCAATGTCCAAGGCAATGAACGACTTGAATGAGCCTGGTGGACCGTAGAGTGCGCTGAACGCGCCAACAGGCAACACGCCATCAATCAACCACTTCACCGGCTCATCTTGGATACTGTCCCAATGCTCGATCTGTATTTGCTTTGACGGTTTTGGTGGCGCTGGTGGCTCTGCCGCAAACTCATGTTCAATTTCTAGCGTTTTCTTTACATGATCAAGCTCATGTGTATGCTTTTCCTCGTTTTGTGTACTTGATTGCAAAATCGGATTCAATCGTTCGGGCATCGTTACCTGATCCAGCGTTGTGATGATTGGCGCGGCCTTGACCAACGCCACCAGCTCGGCTCTACCGCCACCCGCCTCGATGAATTCAAAGGCATCGTCACCTTGCCCTTGCAGACCGAGGTCAACTACCTTCAGTGACTTGACGATGGGCAGTATTGCCTCGGCAGCCTTGTACGCATAACCCCAACCCGCCACATCGTTGTCCGGCACGATGATGACTTGCGCTCCGGCAAAGTATTCGGTGATGGCGGCAGGCCATGATCCTGCGCCAGTGTGCGCGGTGGTGGCGATCATGCCAATTGACTTGATCGCGTCCGCTGCCTTCTCGCCCTCTACCAAGAAGACATTGCGCCCCGCTGTCTTCGCGTCCAAGAGTGCCGGCAAGTTGTAGGGCACGATGCGAGCATCTCCAAGCGTTGTGGAGCGTCTGCCATCACTATCAACTTTGTAGAGTCTATAAGTCTTTCCAGACTCCCCTATCTTGTACCGCTGCTTGACGAACACTGTCTGACGGTCCTCATCCTGATACGCCCACTCCTGTTCCAGTATGTTGCGCGGAATGGGTCTGATGTTGGCTAAGGGATCAGGCTTGTCCAAGAGTTCGGGGAGCAAGTTCAATGCTCTGATGGTGTGGAAGACATCCTCTTGGCTGCACCCACCGTGGCAATGGAAGAGAGGCTTGCCCTCGTCATTGATGTCGATGCTGAGACTTGGATTCTTGTCGCCGTTGCCTTTGCCGTGACTCGGTACAGGGCAACTAGCCACCCATTGACCGTTGGCTTTCTTCGCGTTGCCCAGCGTCTTGGCTATTTGTTCTGCTTGCATATTGCCTCTACTTGTTCTATGCGTTGCCCGATCCATGCCATCACAGGCACTGCCATGCTGTTGCCCAAGGCTTTGTACCTTGGACCATCAGGCGTTGGTTTGCCCTTTGATTTGATGTCGGTGTAGTTGTCGGGGAAGCCCTGCAATCTCTCGCATTCGACTGGGGTGAGTCTTCTGACGGCCATGGCTTGCATAACGCATTGCGGCTGACCACCGCCAGTTGGGGATTGCTTTGTCAGCGTCAGCGCCTGATCATGGTTGTACTTTGGCGTTTGCTCTGTGGTGAATGCCATGGGTTGCGTTGTCACCGGCACATTTCCACCGCCAGTTCCCCATTTGCTTGTGACGGTGCTGCAAGTCTCGCCAAGGTCACGCACTCTGCTGTCCTGTCCATGCATCTCATAGACTGGTTGCGCTACATAAGTTGTGCTTTCATGCTTATCAGCGCGAGATGCGCCTGACCGCAAGCAATGACCGACATCAGGTTTTTCTGATACGCCAAACGGTATAGGTTGCGCCACACCATGCACACCTGTGGCGTTGAGCGTGTACATCGGGCCGCCATCAGTAAACCCATCACCGTTGCCGCCGTTTTGCGGTTGCCGTCCAATGGTGTTTTCAGCAAGGGCAATGGGTTGCGCTGGCACAAACATCGGGCAATCATTGTTGATGTGCTGATTCTCTAATCCTTGTTTAGAGCCAAAAGATGCATTCAGCGTGCTACTTATTTCGGCTGGCCAAGCCTTGGTAACAGGAATCATTTTGGCAGAGTTCTTATTCATGCCATCTGTACCTGCATCTTTGTAATCCCTTGCCGACAATGGGCCAGTTAACTCTACTCCACAATCGAAACTGCTTTTAATGCTTGTTCCAACGCTGGCGGCAACACTTTGCCTCTTTTCTCTGCTCGGCGCAGGATGCCCTTGCAAGCTGTGGCGCTCAAAAAGAACCGCTGCGGCAACTCGCCAGTCTCCAAGGTATCCGACAACGAACACACGGCGGCGGCGCTGTGCCACTCCAAAGTATTGAGCGTCAAGAACGCGGTATGCGAACCCATACCCGAGTTCTCCCAGCGCCCCGAGGAAGACTCCAAAATCTTTTCCTCCGTTAGATGACAAGACACCAGGGACATTCTCCCAGACCAACCATCTGGGCCGATATTGGTCAGCAATGGCAAGATAGGTAAGCATGAGGTTGCCACGCGGGCCATCCAATCCTTTTCTGAGTCCTGCGACTGAGAAAGACTGACAGGGTGTTCCTCCGACAAGAAGATCGACATTTGTTCCAAGATTCCACTCCTTAAATTTCGTCATATCGCCAAGGTTTGGCGTTTGTGGGTAATGGTGCGCCAGCACTTCAGAGGGAAATCTTTCGATCTCCGAATACGCCACTGCCTCCCATCCAAGGGGATGCCATGCTACGGTTGCCGCCTCAATACCACTGCAAAGTGAGAGATATTTCATGTTGTATTTTTTAGAGGAAAAAAAACCGCTGGGGTTAGCCAGCGGTGCTTCAAAGCAATCAGTTAGAACATCTCGTCATCAGCCACTGCTGCGGCCATCGCTGACTTCTGCGGCGCTGGCGCTGCAACTGGTGCAGGTGCAACAGCCGGTGCACTGAATGGCGCTGAGTGATCAGCACCTTCAGAGTCCATGCCAGCAGGACGCTCAATCCACGACACGATGTTGAACGCTGGAATTCGCGTTGTGCCCTTACCGATCTTCTCCAACTTCGATCCTGTGTACTCCAGCACTGGCAATTTGCCAGCATTGGCGGCTTGCTGTGCGGCGCAAGCAGTGTAAAGTTGCTCAAGCCCCATGTTCGGACCAACGCCATTCGATGACCATTCCACAGTTCCCAGCTCCTTGTTGTAGAACTTGACGATGAATCCGCGCTTGTGGTCTGGTGTTGGCTGTGCGCCTTTGCGTCCAAGCGTGGCATCGGCTTGCCAATCGCGCAATCCGACACCGAGTGCCAGCCAACCTGTTTGCACATCAGTGATGTCGAATACCACCTTCTTGAGTT